TCCCTACGAAGTTCTATCTGTCGATAAGGTAGACACAGATAGGATATCCAAACCTTATCAATACCTTAAGTCAACTATTTATGAAAAGCGTATTGAGTTGTATGATTCTAAGAATCTGATTGATGAAATAATCGATTTAGAAAGAAACATTAACACAGGTAAGGTTGACCACCCTGATGGCGGTAAGAAGGACGTGGCTGACGCATTGTGTGGTGCTGTATATAACGCTAGTAAGAATGCAGAACAATTTGCATTTGAATGGGGTGAAAGTTTAGATACGATTGCTGCAACAAATTCAATGATATCAGATTCAGCCTTAAAACAACAAATAGTGGTAGAATTTGAAGAGGAATTAAAGAAAACCTTTAATAAGAATATGCCAACACAAGCAAACACTGGAAACCAACAAAGACAAGGTCAGCCAGTAATGCCTATGATAAAAGATGGAATTATCATTTGGTAGCAAATAAATGTGGCTAAATTATATGATACAGTAAAAAATAGTAAATTTAAAGACAGGAGATAAAACTCAATGGCAGAAAAAGAAAACAAAAATCCCTTAGTAGGAACACAGATTACAGCTGTGCCAGTTCAACAACCCGAAATAGGTATTGATACTGAAAATACATTAACTACTAATATTGTTAATCAAGCAATCAACTCTAATGTAGATATCACGAAGTTAGAAGGTTTTTCTACTGTTGCACAAACAAGAGAACAAATTTATCAAATGATTGATACAATGGCTCAAGACCCTATCTTATCTTCGTACTTAAGAACTATCTCAGAAGATGCCGTGGAAACAAATGACTCTGGTAAAGTTATCTGGTGTGAATCAGATGATGCCAAAGTTGCTAAGTATGTTACTTATCTTTTAGATGCAATGAACGTTGACAAGAATGCCTATGCTTGGATGCATAGTTTAACTAAGTATGGTGATTTGTATTTAAGACTTTATAGACAATCAGATTATAAAAAAGATGCTGAATTTTTTGAAGGTGCAAATAAAGAAAAAGAAACATTAAATGAAGCAGTTTTAAGCAAGGAAGATTTCTTAAAAGAAGATGTTAATGTTGTTATTCACGATAAAGATGACCACTATGTAAATTATGTTGAATCAGTACCTAATCCAGGTGAAGTATTTGAATTAACCAAGTTTGGTAAGACAATGGGGTTCATTAAGGCTCCTGTTTCTGCACAAGCAGTTAAACGTGACTTTATGAACTATTCCTACATGCAATATAAGATGAAGAAGAAAGATGTAGAAGTTTACTCTGCAACAGACTTTGTTCACGCATGCTTAGAAGATACCTCAAATCGTTCTCCAGAAGAGGTTGATATCTTTTTAGACGATGATACAGAAGGTAAGTCAGACAAGAAAGTTCACACCTATAAAGTTAAACGTGGACAATCCGAATTATCCAGTGTCTTTAAAATCTGGAGACAATTAACCCTTCTTGAAAACAGTGCTCTTTTAAACCGTATTACTAAATCCAGTGTTGTGCGTATGATTTCTGTTGAAGTTGGTGATATGCCTAAGGAACAGGTTGGTGCTCACTTACAATCTATTAAATCCTTAATGGAACAAAAAGCAGCAATTAAAACTGGCGAATCTATGTCAGAATATACAAACCCAGGTCCAATTGAAAACAACATCTATATTCCTACACATGGTGGTATTGGTGCTATTAGTGCATCTGCTGTTGGTGGAGATTTTGACCCTAAACAATTAGCTGACGTTTCGTATTTCCAAAACAAGTTATTCGGTGCCTTAGGTGTTCCTAAAGCTTTCTTTGGTATTACCGATGACGGTGCGGGTTTCAACGGTGGTACTTCTTTGGCTATTCAATCTAGTCGATATGCAAAATCGGTTAAGAGATTACAAAACACTCTTACCCAAGCCATCACAGACTTAGTTAATTTATTCTTAATCGATAGAGGCTTAGTTAAATATATTAACAAATTTGCAATCAGAATGCAAGCCCCTGTTACACAAGAAGAATTAGACCGTCGTGATAACAAGAGAAACAAGGTTGGTGTTATCAATGATATCATGCAACAATTGGGTGAAATTCAAAATCCTGTCATTAAGTTGAAGATATTGAAATCACTCCTTGCTGACTCCCTCACAGACGTGGAAGTCATCAGCTTGTTACAAGAACAGATTGATGAGCTTGAAGCTGCTGGAGTCACAGAGGAACAAGGACCACCAGAAGAACCTGAAATGGGTGGTGGTTTATCCGAACCTGTTGGCCCATCTGGTCCAGAACCAACTCCTTCGGAAATTCCAGAAGAACCCATAGAAGAAACACCACCTGAAGAAGTTCCTGCTGAAGAAGAAGGTGAAGAATCATACTTACCAAGTGCAGAAGAACTTGGAGTCGACTTAACAGTCAATCGATAATTAAATAAAGGTAAAGGTAACTAGCAATGCTTAAAACAACTGACTTAGTATTATTACTAACGGAATTAGAAGAAAAAGGTGTAGAAGGTGCTTCTCAACAATTGAGACAACTTTTAACCAAGGGTGATATATCCCTAGATGTATTAAAGTTTATTAATGGAAATAGAGTTTTAGATGTAGCACACTTCTATGAACAACTTAGAAAGAGCTACAATGCCAAAAAGAGCTCGTTATACATTAATTTAGTTAGGGAAGAAGTAAAAGACCCTAAAGACATGTTAACGACCCTGGCAAGCCTCAATTTGCAGATTCTATTGTTTGCTAAACATTTAGAAAGTCCTCAAATGTTTCTATCACACAGTAGGGCAGAAGAAATTACAAGAGTGTTAAATAACTACTATAAGACATACGACTTGAAGCCGGTTGTTGCTTTACGTTCACTTATCAAAGCCGATTTAGTTACTTTTGAGGCTATTGCCGGAAGAAGGGGTAGGTAAGTTAATAAAAGCAGTTTTAAAACACGCTAAACTAAGTAATGATAGTTATACAGGAATTAAAAAAAACACTTTTAGAAATAGGTATTGTATTAGACAATCAATATTTAGATTTATACATTAGTTTAATTAATCAAAACCTCACCACTAAACAGGAGATACATAAAACTCAAAGACACCATATTATACCTAAATACTACTATAAAGAAAATGATTTAAAGATTAACAATAAAGTAGAAAACATAGTAAACCTATTTTTTAAAGACCATGTTTTAGCACATTACTATCTAGCGTTGTGTTCAACTAAAAATTATTATAAATTTTCAAATGTTTTTGCTATTAAGCATTTATTAGGTACAAAGTATATAAAAGGAATGCCTATTGAATCATCCCTATTAAAATTTACCGAGTCTCTTCAATACTACCAACAATTGTATGAAGAAGGAACTAAACATTTTTATAATATATACCATAAAGGTAAAAAATGCTCTGAAGAAAATAAAATTAAATCAAGTAAAAGGATGATGAATCATGTTTGGACGGATGAAGAAATAAAGCGTAGAGTTGTAACAAGAAGAAAAAACGGTAATTGGAAATACTCACCTGAGCTAATTAAAAAATTAAGTGATTCTCATAAAGGCCAGATTGCATGGAATAAAGGATTAAAAATGAGTAAAAGCTTTAGTGAAAAAGTAAGGGAAGGTAAAATTGGTAAAAAACAATCAGAAAAACACATTAAAGCTAGGTCAATAGGTTTATTAGGGCACAAGGTTTCCGATACTGCAAAACAAAAAATATCTGAATCAAATAAAATTTTTGTAGACGAAGAAATTAAATCAAATATAATATTAGATTATACTAAAAATAACTTATCACCCTCACAGTTATCTAAAAAATATAACTTTACAACATGGCTTTGTCGCAGATTATTGAAAGAAGCAAATGTTTATTTGGGTACAGGTAAAAAATACAAATGAATAATATTTCTAAATGTATTGGTATTATTAGTTGGTTACCTGATGATGAAACAAGAAAGATAAGACAGGGTAGATTAGAAAAACTATTGCATAGATGTGATGAGTTGTTTAATCTTCCTATTATGATTATAGCACAAAATTGGGGTAGAGATGTAAAGACTAATCCTAACTGTGTTGTGTTTGAGTATGATAAGTTGGGAATAACTGGAGCAAGGAAAAAACTAAGGGAAAGGTTCTTAGAATCTAATTATGATTATATAATTATGCTAGATGATGACTCTGATATAACAGGCAACGTAACTGCAGCCAAGAGTTACTTGCAGCAGATAGATGAGCATCAAGGCTCTATGGGTATATTCAAAGCAGCGTTATTAAAACTACTTGCTGTACCTAAAGATTTGATGCAGTATATTGAATATGATGATATAGAGGCAGAAAGGGGTGAAGGTTTTGAGGATATGATATTTATTGAGAAGTTTAAAAAGAAATTCCCTAAAAACCACTTTAACTTTGCCAAAAATGGATTGGATGATGTAAGCAATAGTGGAAACGATAAATATTCAACATGGTGGAAGCATCAATATATCAAAAAACAAATGGGAGAACGTTCCCGTGAAATTATTGAAAAATTTAAAGGCTAAATTATAGTAGAAAGGAGATAAAAAATATGTTAAAAAAAGTATTGCACAGAATCCGACTTTTCTTAAAACACGTTCTAGCATTCTTTGTTGACTTAATTTTCCCAATTTTGGATTTAGTGGAAGCTGTTCTTTTAGCTTTACCCTTACCCCAAACAAAGAAATTAGTCGAACTTTTAGAAAAATTAGAACTCCAATTAATTCATGGAGTTAACGTTTTAAAAGAAGTCAAAGAAGTGGTTGTTCACGTCGAAGAAAAATTAGGTAAATAGTTTTTAACTACTGTTTATCGTAAGAGAGCATATTAACTGCTCTCTTTTTTCATTTAAAGTGTAATAATCATTAATTTTGAGGGCTAAATTAGATGAATGATAAAAATAGGAGATTTTTTATGCAAACAAATTTAGAAGCAATTAAATTAATGAATTCAACTGGCTTTGAAGAAGAAATCAAAGAAAGCCCTGCACCCATGGTTGCAAAACCTCAAATGGGATTACAAGCAACTGGTCATGATTTAAATCAAAAAATTATCAATAAAATCTTCTCACTATCTAAAGCAATCTCTGATGAATTTGGTTTAGACCAAAGAGCAGTCATGGAAGATATCTTTAAAGACCTCCGTATTGCTGGAGGCGAAGAAATCTTAGATGTGATTAAAGGTGATACTCCTATCGAACAAATAACAAAAGAAATGGCTCAAGCTGCAAAGGGTATGGGGTTAGACTCCAACTTAGCACTTAATGCTTTATTACAAATTAATGAAAAAGATTACGTTGAAGCGTTTAGACAATATATCAGTAGAAATCAAAGACAACTTCCAAACTTTGGTGGTGCAGGAAGAATAGCACAACGTCAACGTCCTGCTGGTACTTTACCTGATATGCCTGAAAGCATTATGGAACGTTTAAGTCACCGTGTATTGTTAGATGAGGGTCTTAATGAAATTCACACACAATACTATTCAGATATTAAACGTGAACAATTTGACAAGCTTATTGCGTTAGACCCAACCTTCAATGCAGAAGAAGATAAACTCGGAACATATGGTAAATGGATTATTAATGCATTTAAACAAAAAAGATTAAAAGAAAGAGACTTCGGAAGAGTCAATGAAATTTTATTTGACTTTAATGATAGAAAACGTTTTATTAATCCGGCAGACATGAGAGACATTAACAAATATAAAACACTTGATGAAATTCGTACAGCGTTAGACAATATTCAATTAACGGCAAATCAAATTGCAAAACAAGCAAGAAAAGCTAAACAACATGCTGACCTTGGCGAAGAAGCAGAATTTATTAGTGAAAACGACGAATGGGAAATCTGGTCACCTAAGACTTATGCAGCAAGTTGCAAATTAGGTTCAGGAACAACATGGTGTACAGCCTCTACTTCATATCGGGGTTACTTTGACAGTTATACAAATTCGGGTAAACTTTATATTTTCTACCCAAAATCTGGTGACACCACTAAAAAGTTCCAAGCACACGTTAAAAATGGTGATGAAGTTACAACTTTCATGGATGCTAACGATAGACCAAGTATTGATTTTTCTTTGTTTATACACCAACAAAAATTATTATCTGCTTTAAAAAACTCTGAACTGAAAAACCTTAAACAAATCAATGAAATAGAAAATATGGAAAGATTGGAAAAAGGTGAACCATATGTGTACACTTCTGGAAAAATGCCTTCTAACTTGGCCCCTCTTGTTAAAACGATTATCTTTAAAAAAGACCACGAAGGAGAAAAACTGGAAGGTAATGCCTTTAAAGGATGTACTTCTCTTGAAGTTGTCTACTTACATGAAAATATTACATACATATCTTTAGGTGCCTTTAGAGGTTGTAGCGATAAGGCAAAAATATATACATTAAAGAGAGATACTCCTATTGATGTCTTTAGTTTAGACATACCTTATTTACAAGGAAGAATAAAATACATACCCAAAGAAAAAATGATTTATGCATAGTCTATAGAAATATAATATAGAATGAAACAAACCACAAAAGAAAAAAATGATTTAAAACCCCAAAAAATGAATATTTTAATTTTTTTAGATGCTAAATTAAGTGAATAATACAATAACTGCATATTTGATTCTACAAATTAATTAATAAGAGGAAAAAAAATGATAGAAAGTTTAAAAAAGAACGAAACATTCCAATATCAAAAGCTTACGCCACAAGAAATGGCGAAGAAGGGTATTTTAGGTCGTTTAATTGGTCCTTGTGCAGATTTTATTAACCCTACACGTAACGGTAGAAAGTATACAGAAGAATTATGGGAAAATGTATTTAAAGACCCGTTAATTCAAGAAAAGATTAAAAACGGTGTCTGCTTTGGTGAGTTAGGTCATCCGACTGATAGAACTGAAACAGATATGACGAAGATTGCTGTCTCACTAAGAGAACAGCCAAAGAAAAATGACAAAGGCCAATTAGTTGCTTACTTTGATATCTTAGATACACCTAATGGTAGAATCTTAAAAACCTTGTGTGATTATGGTTCAACCATCGGTATTAGTTCCAGAGGAACAGGTGATGTTATCGAAGATGAAAGTGGTAACGAAATGGTTGACCCAAATACGTATGAATTTGAATGCTGGGATGTTGTATTAATTCCCGCAGTTGAATCTGCTAGGTTGCAATATGTCACAGAATCTATCGGTTCTGAAAAACCTAGTTTAAGAAAAGCTCTTACAGAGTCCCTAGAAAAGGCTACTGAAGAGGAAAGAAAAGTAATGGAAGAAACATTACACACCCTCAAGATTGACATCGAAGAGGATACCAAAATTGGTTCTACTCCTGAAAAGGATAAGAATATAGACGCTAAAATAGTAGAGGAGGTTAAAACCCCTCAACAAACTATTGAAAAGACTGAAGAAGCCACTGTTAGTGGGTCAGATGACTTAATCAAGAGTTTGCAAGAAGCTTTAAAGGCGAAAGTAACCTTGGAAGCACAAGTGAAGTCTCTTCAAGAACAACTGGCAGTTAATGATATTAAGGTTGGAAAAGTTAATGAAGAACTCGGCAAGTACAAAGATGCCGTAGCACGACTCTCATCTGCTGTTGCTGATAAGAAGAAATTGCAAGAACAAGTTTCAACTTTAGAAGAACAACTAAAGAAAAAGGATGATGCTATCCTTGCCCAAAAGCAAAGAATTTCAAGATTAGTTGAATCGACTAAGACAGAAGTAGCCCCCAAAGTTTTAACTGAAGATGTGTCTGCTAAAGATGCTGAAATCACTAAGTTGAACGAAAGTTTAACAAAACAAAAGGATACTTACGAATCTAAAATCGCCACGCTAACTGAAAGCATTGAATCCTTAAAAGCTACAACAGCCTCGAAAGAAGCAGAAAGTGGCAAGAAAATTGAAAGACTCGAAAAACTTAAAGAAAGTTATAAGGGTTTGGTAAACGAAACTATTTCTCACTATATTAAATCTAAGGCCGATGTGCTTGGGGTTGACGTGGTAGAAATTAAGAACAGATTGCCGGAGTCATATAGCATTGAAGATATCGATTCTATCTGTGAAGACTTACAATCTTATGAGCTGAACATAAGCAAATTACCATTCAGCATTGACAGAAAAGTCAAAGTTAAAGTCCGTGAGTCCAAGAACGAGAACCTATCAGTTGACAAAGTAGTCGACGATGAAGTAGATTCTTCATTACTGAACTTAGCAGGAATTAACAAGTAAAAAAAAATCAAATATAAATCAAGGAGATTTAAAATCGTATGGCAAGTTTATTAGAAACATATTCCAAACGCCTTGCGGTTAGCGAATCTGTCTTCTCAAAAGCTCATGATGGAGCCCCATTAGACAATCATCGTAAGATGGCTGTTGCTATGGTTCTCAACAACACCAACCGCTTTTTGAACGAAGCATTTGCTAGCTCTGTCGGTACCCAACGTGCTGACTTAGGCGAATTCAAGAAATTTACGCTCAATCTTACAACTGTCGCATTACCTAACCTTATTGCGATGGACTTAGTTATCGTTCAACCGATGGCTTCTATCAGTGGGTTTATCACTTATGTGAAATATACCTCTGGTACTACAAAGGGTGAAACAACTGCTGGAGATGTCTTCAACGAACCTTTCAAATTAGGTGCTGTTGACAAAAATTGGACATCGTCTGCTATCGTTGAACCAGTTACAGTTACAGGTTCTGTAGGTGTTGAAGTTACCTTAGCCTGGACTCCTGTTGTTGCCAATGCTTTCGGTGCTGGCCAAACAGTTAAATTTATCGCTGCTGATGACGGTGCGATTTCGTACTTAACAGTTACAGACGGTAAAGTTACAGTTCCTGAAACAGGTAAAATTGCTTACTTCTACAACAATGAAATTATTCCCCAAGTTGCATTACCTACGGTCAATGCTCAAATCGAATCCATCGCTCTTGTTGCGAAGGCACGTCGTGTTGCGGTCTACTACTCGCAAATCGCTGCGTTCCAAGCCAAGACTGACTACGGTTTCGACCTTGGTGACCAATTAGCTGAAAAAGCTGTTGGCCAATTAGCCTATGAAATCGATACAGAAATTACTGACTTATTGATTGAACAAGCTGAAGTTTCTAACCTCTTAACATTCAACAGAACAGTCCCGACAGGTGTTTCGAAAGCCGAACACTTCGAAGGTTTCGTGGAAACATTAGAAATTGGTCGTCAATTAATTTATGACAAGACAAAGAGATTTGCTCCTAACTATATGTTAATTGCGAGTAACATCCTCCCAATCTTATCCTTCATTAAAGGATTCAAAGCTGCCCCTGCTGGCAAGATTAATGGTCCTTACCTCGCTGGTACAGTCAACGGCATGAAAGTTTTCGTTACACCAAACATCGCTCCTGGCAAATTTGTCATGGGTGTTAACGGTGATGACATGATGTCCAGTGCTGCTGTCTATGCCCCATATATGGCTGTTGTCCCAACTCAATTGTTAGGCTATGCCGATGGTGGTATGAACCAAGGGTTCTCTACGCTCTATGCGTTAGAAGTGCTCAACCCGAACCTCTTAGTTGCTGGTTCCGTTGTTGCTGAACCTCAAGTGGTTCTTGCTCAATTAGCTGAATAATTAAAGCTTAGTAGCAAACAAAGACTAGGCCTTCCCGAAAGGGGAGGTCTTTTCTTTTATGTAGTGGAAGTGGGTAGTTCCAAATAATTATACAACTAAAAAAGAAAGAAAAAGAAAAATCCTTAACAATCCTTAAAGAAAAAGAAAGAAGTATATATATATAGAAATCCCTAAAAACATTTTTAAGTTGTATAATAGATTGGGTAGTTATGTTTTTTATTTTTTGTTGCTAAAGTTTATAAGGAAGGAGTGATATTGAAAAAGATAAGTGTTTATTGGTGGGATGGTCATCCAAATGCTGGTGACTATTATTCTAAGTGGATTATTTCTCATATGTTTGGGGATGATTATTTTGAGTATTCAAAAAACCCTAATTTTATTTGTTGTGGTTCAATTCTTTCTTATGGTGGTTTATTGCTTGATACAAAAGTATGTGGAGCAGGTTTTCATAATAAAGAAGATACTGTTATCATAGACAATATTGATAATTATTATGCTGTTCGTGGTAAATTATCTTATAAAAAATTAAACACAAACAAAGAAATTACTTTAGGTGACTCTGGTTTACTTGCTTCAAAGTTTTATACAATCAAAGATATTAAAAAACATAGGTATGGAATTATTTGTCACTGGAGAGACTATGAACATATAAAAAGAATTTACGGAAATAAGTTTCACCTTATAAATATGGGAACAAATGATGTAGAAGGTATATTTGACAAAATATCTGAATGTGAAATGGTTTTCTCTACATCTCTTCATGGGATTATATTTGCACACAGTTTTGGCATCCCTGCAACACACATAGAGTATAAAGAACTTGAATCAAAAAATAATTTTAAGTTTAAAGATTATTATTCTGTTCTAGACATACCTTATGAAAAGTACACTTTAAAAGATAATGACAATTTAAAAGAATTGGAAGTAATGTTTGATAAAAAGGACAGGTATCTTCCCTCTAAGGAAATCATAGAGGATATTCAAAATAAACTATTGAATTCTTTTGAAAACTTGTTTAAACAGATTAAAAAATAACAATATGATGTATAATTTACTTGCTAAATTATGTGTGGTAGGGTATAATTAAACTATGATAGAAGAAATAAGAAAACTAAGAGAAAGTGATGTTGATGATGCTGTTGATTTAAAACCGTATGGAAATGACATGGCTGTTCGTCCTGATGGTTCTTATGAATTATCCACCGAACAAATCTTAAAGATTGTTGATGACTTTGGATATGAGGATTCTTACGATATCGAAGACCTTATTGGTAACACTTGGATAATTGAAAAGAATGAACTATCAGATAAAGAAGACTTTCCTTATATGCTTGTTGTAAACTTTGAAGAGTGGGATAGGTTAACTAAAGAATACACTGAAGAAGTGTTATCTATAGGAAGTGGTCGTGAATTTGTAGAATTGAAATAAAGGAGAAGAACAATGACAAGAACAAAAAACTCTACTGGATATGACTTAGACATAGAGTTTACCTTTATGGGTAAATCGTACATGGAACAAATCGATATTCCTTTTGATATTTTTATTGAAGCATTTCGTCAGTACGCAGACTTCAAAGAAGTTAATATAGACGGAAGAGATAGCAAGATTTGGAATCTTCTCATTGATATTGAGGCCTTAGATAGTGTAGCAAGTAACATTGAATTTAAAAAACTTTGTAAAGAACTTTATATGCAAAGTAAATACTATGATGAAGACCTTGAAAAGTGGACAGAAGACATGCAAGATGATTATGACTTTGAAAACAATTTAGGTAAGTATAAAAAGTAACCATGAAATTAACACCAGAAGAAATATTAGAAATAAACAGATATCTCTTTAATGCTTTAAAGCAGAAAGATTTTGACGTTAAGTTAAGCACGAAATCTGGGTACATTAGAAATGTATCTAAGTTTGGTGTTAATTCATTACCTGGAATTTGCCACAGTTATTTTGATGGTAAGCAAGAGTACAGTTATCTTTGTTTAGAGGCTGGAAGAGTTGACCCGTCAGACTTAGGGTTTTATTGCAGTAAGGAAGAAGACTGTGTATTAAACAAGTATTCACAATCTAAACAAGTCAAGATTGATATAAGAACTTACAAAAGAATAATTGATGCTTTTGTTTTAAGTATGGAATCCACCCATGACAAATATGTCAAGGGAAAGATGATGACAGAAGGAAGGTTACCCAGAGTTAAGATAAAACTAACTGGGGATGCTTTTGAGGGTAAAGACGGTGTTTTAGAAGAAGAAAAAGGTGACACATTAACGGTCCTTGTTAATTTTGATGACAAAGGTAGAAAAGTTAGACAATACTTTAAAAAAGAAAACATTGATTATATTGAATCTGAAAACCTTTTAGAAAGAAAAAACAAACCTTTTAAATTTTTAAAGGAAGATGATAATGAAGAGGATGCTGTTTTAGCACCTATGGAAGTAACAGATAAAAGACAAGTATCATTAGCAACTTTTTTAGGTGTGGATATAGAGGATGTTGTTCCTTATAATTCTTATTATAGTAATAGAGGAGACTATCAAAACGTTTATGTTATCATGGATTCGGATTTATCGGAATATATAGTTTTAACTGCTTCTGAAGCGTATCAAAGGGCTTATGAAAATGCAAAAGATTATTATGAAAATGATGCTGAGTCTATCAGTGATTATCATATTGATAATTTTGTTGATTTAGAATACATGGATAGATATTGGGAGGAATATGAAAGAGATAGTCTTAGCTATTTAAGTGAACCAGAGTTATATGAGGAAGCAGTCAATTATAACGTTTTAAGTGATTCTGATTTTAAATTAGACGAACGTGGTAACCCTATTTTTGATGAACCCATATCTGAACTAGATGCTGATGATATATTAGAAAAAATAATGGAAAAGAAAATGGACCAACACAGTGATGGTGTTGAGTGGTTTAGGGAAATTTTCGGTGAAAAGGAATTCCGTGAATTTGTTGTAGAACACGGTTTAATAGATATTTCTCAAGTTGCTGAGGATGCAGTAGACAATGATTTTGGTGAATGGATTGCATCTTATGACAATGACGAAATAGATTTAAATTTATCCGAAGACGGTGAAAACGTTTACGCTTATAGGGTTGCTTAATTATGAAAAAAGAAAAAGTAAATGAAGATAAAGTTGGACTTGAAAGATTTAAAACAAAGTTTGGTTCTGAAATATTTGATAAGTTTGCTAAATTAAAAACCAGATTAAAACCACCTGAGAATGACATTTCTTATTGGATGAAAAAAACAAAAGAAAAGTTAACTTCTGTTTTAGATAATTTAGAAAAGACTATGACAGTTAAACAAAAGTCAGA